CATCAGAACTACGTGAAGAATTTGCAGAACGTTATGAAAATGACAAATCGCAAATTGTAGAAGCAATGGATACAATGATTGGTGAAGTTATTGCAAAAGAACTCGAAGAGTTCCAAGCAGACAAAGCTAAAGTAGCTGAAGATCGTGTTGCTTATCGCAAGCACATGTCAGAACATGCAAATGTACTGAATGATTTTGTGATGGAAACGTTACGCAAGGAAATTAATGAATTGCGTGAAGACCGTGAAGCACAGGACAAGAATATGGCACAGTTAGAAGGCTTTGTTCTTGAACAACTTACAAAAGAGCTAAACGAGTTTCATGAAGACAAACGCTCACTAGTTGAAGCAAAAGTCAAAATGATAAAAGAAGGCAAAAATGTCATCGAGCAGACTAAACGCAAGTTTATTGAAACTGCAGCAGTTAAGGTGGAAAACATTCTTGAAAATACTATCAAGACTGAACTTACATCACTTAAAGAAGACATCCAAGTGGCAAAAGAAAACACATTTGGACGTAAGATTTTTGAAACATTTGCTGGAGAGTTTATGGGCAGCTACCTAAATGAAGGTACTGAAGTTGCTAAAATGAACAAAGAAGTAAGCGAGTTAAAAGCAAAACTTGATGAAGCAAAAACAATTGTTGCAAAAAAAGAAGTTCAGCTAACAGAATCAGCACGTAAGATACGTATTGCTGAGGACACAGCAGAGCGCAAGCTAATCATGAATGAAATGATGGCACCGCTTTCAAAACAACATAAAGACATTATGAATGCACTACTTGAGTCTACGAAGACATCAGATTTACAAAATGCATTTAATAAGTATCTTCCTTCAGTATTGAATGAAGAAAAACAAACTAAAAAAACGAAGGTGCTTAGTGAATCCTCGAAAGAGATCACTGGTGGAAAAGCAAAGTTAGCAGAAGCTAATGTTGATGCTAACATTGTGAACCTTCGCAAATTAGCCGGTATTTAATAAGTTAAGGAGACCGAAAATGGCAGACAACCTAATGGAAAATTGGGGCGCAACTAAAGAAGCCCTTACGGATGGTCTATCTGGAACAAAGAAAAAAGTAATGGAATCAGTACTTGAAAACACTAAACGCTATATTGCAGAATCTGCAACAGCTGGTGCAACTCAAGCAGGCAACGTTGCAACACTAAACAAAGTAATTCTTCCAGTAATCAGACGTGTTATGCCAACTGTTATCGCTAACGAAATCGTTGGTGTACAGCCTATGACAGGCCCAGTTGGACAAATTCACACTCTACGTGTGCGTTATGCAGAAACTTTTGACTCAGCAACAGCTGGTGATGAAGCCCTAAGCCCATTTGCAATTGCAACTGGATACTCAGGTAATGCAACTACAAACCGTGCAGATGCAACAGCAACTCAAGAAGGTTTAGCTGGTAAAAAGATGAGTATTCAAGTACTCAAGCAAACTGTTGAAGCAAAAACACGTAAGCTATCAGCACGTTGGACATTCGAAGCCGCACAAGACGCACAGTCTATGCATGGCCTAGATGTTGAAGCAGAAATCATGCAAGCACTTGCTCAAGAGATTACTGCTGAAATTGATCAAGAAATCATTTCAAGTCTAACATCACTAGCTGGTGCAGCTACAGACACATACGGCCAAGCCGGTGTAAGTGGTACAGCTACTTTTGTTGGTGACGAGCATGCAGCTCTTGCAGTTCTAATCAACAAAAATGCAAACACAATTGCAGCACGTACACGCCGTGGCGCAGGTAACTGGGCAGTTGTTTCTCCAACAGTACTAGCAGTACTACAGAGTGCAACTACATCAGCATTTGCACGTACAACAGAAGGTCCTTTCGAGGCACCTACAAACACAAAATTCGTTGGTACACTAAACGGTACTATGAGAATTTATGTAAACCAGTACGCAGCAAACGACAATGTACTAGTAGGATACAAAGGGTCAACAGAGACAGACGCAGCAGCGTTCTATTGCCCATACATCCCGCTAATGTCAAGTGGCACAGTGCTTGATCCAGACTCATTCGAGCCAGTGGTATCATTCATGACACGTTACGGTTATGTAGAACTAAGCAACCAAGCATCATCGCTTGGTAACGCTGCAGACTACCTAAGTAGAATCGACGTAACAACAAAC